GGTCTCGGTATGGAAGTCATGCACGAACGTAATGCTCACAACTTCCCATTGGACTTGGCTGCTGCTGAGTCCACTCCTGTTGCACTTACCTCACCCACTATCGGTTAATGAACGACACTCAAATCTGGCCTACTGAACCACGTATGTACATCGACGAAAACTCTCTCCCCCATAACGAGAAAGCTGAGCGCCTTAACGGGCGTTTGGCTATGCTCGGTGTCATTGCTGCGATTGGATCGTACGCAGTGACCGGTCAACTTATCCCAGGCATCTGGTGAGAAAAGAACACAAAAGTCCTAGCGGTGGTTTGACTGCCGCTGGGCGCCGCTACTTTAAAAGGAAAGAAGGAGCCAACCTAAAACCTCCTGCACCTAATCCTAAAACTAAAAAAGCAAAAGGACGTAAGCGTTCCTTCTGTGCTCGTATGAGTGGAGTGAAGGGACCGATGCGTAAGAATGGTAAACCTACCAGAAAGGCACTTGCACTTCGTAAATGGAAATGCTAGATGGCAAAATCAAAAGCCGCAAAAATTAAACGCTTGGAACAGATGAAGCCTGGCTTGTACAGGAACATCCACCTTGCCCGACTCAAGGGTAAGAAACCAAAGCGCCCCGGCCAGAAAGGTCGGCCCACCGCTGCTAACTTCAAAGCAGCTGCTCGCACTGCAAAAAGCTAATGCCTAAAGTTAACGGTAAAAAATTTCCCTACACTGCAGCGGGGATGAAAGCTGCAGCTAAAGCTAAAGGAACTAAGAAATCTAATTACAACAACAAAAAGAAATGAAAAACACCCTCCTTATTATCTCTACTCTCGCCTTTGCTGCTCCCGTTGCAGCTGGTCCTTATGTAAACGTTGAAGCAAAGCAGAAATGGTCTGGTGAAGATTACAAATCTGCCACTCTTGAAACACATCTGGGCTATGAGAACAAACTTGGTGACAGCGCTACTTGGTATATCCAAGGCGGTCCTCAAGTACGTTTCCCTGATAATGCTGAGCAAGTCGGTGCTACCTCTGGTAAAACCGGTATGAAGTTCAAAGTCACTAAGCGTCTCAGCGCATACGGTGAAGTCTCTGCTGCTACCAAAGAAGGTATGGAGCTAGAGGGCCTCGGCGTTGGTACTAAGGCTGGTCTTAAGTACAAATTTTAAGTAACGTACGTTCATCCAACATGGAAGATAACATCTACGAGCTACAATTTACAGTCACCTCTTTACGGATGCTTCACAAGGCTGTCACCTTTGCCCATAAAAACTGGCCAGGTGGAGAACCAGTGGAGCAGCAATACTACGAGTATTTAAAAGATAGTCTGCAACGTGTACTCTTAGAAGAGACTTACATGCTGGACGCATAACACTCACACCATGGAACGGGGGTGTGGTACTTCACAACTGGAGATTAACATGCCTAATGTTGAACTGCAAGCTCGCGTTAAAGAGCAAGCGGCTGCTGTAAAAGCAGCGAAGCTGAAGTATCGCGGCGTTGCTTACTTACTCAAAAAACATTGATTGAATTTATTATAGCCATGCCTGAGCAACAAATGCAAATCCCACCAGAGATCGCACAACATCTTCAATATAAGAACATCCTTCAAGCCCATAGGTACTTGACATCGACGCAAGTTGTGCGTGATTCGGGAGGAGCAATCCCACGCCCACTCAGCTCAGAGATGGCTTCAGGTTTGTTAGGATCAATGATTGTCGAATCCGGCAGCGCAGACCTTTCTCAACTAGATGTAGTAGAGAGAGGATCTGGTGCTGGCCGTGGTGCATTACAGTATACCGGGTGGCGGCGTCAAGCATATGATGCTGCACGTGAACGTCACCTGAATGCAGGAGGTAACCCAAACGAACTCGCTTGGCAACTCCTCTATATGGCTCAAGAGTATGCTGGTTACCATGATGAATTTGGTAACGGCAATTCATTGTCTGGATTTACCAGAGCCTTTGAACAACCTGACCGTGCTATGACACCAGAGGATGCTTCCTTTATGTTGACACGTGATTACCTCAGGCCAGCTACTGGTTCTGAGCATTATGATCGACGGGCTACTGAAGCTCGTAGAGTCCAAGACTTTATTGATCAACAAAAATCAATTCGTCAACAGGAACAATCCTCTAATTTATTTAGTGGCGGAGATTTAATTTAATAGTTGGGAGGGCACCTCAGAGTCGGACCCTCCCTTCATTGGCATCAAGCCCGTACGCGGATACCTTGCTGCCGTCTAGACGGTGGGATAGACCACAATACAAATTGAATACTTCAAGCGCTTGAAGGTAAACGTAAACCTTCTCATTAACAATATCAATGGCTGATATGAATTTTGGGTCGTTTGGCGGTACCCATGATGGATCGCTGACGACTACGTACCCTGCTGGTGTACAAACTATTTCTGATAAGTACGCAACTTATCTGAAACTATTTAGCGGTGAGCTGTTTAAAGCTTACCAGAACCAAACGATCGCACGCGACACTGTTATGCGTCGCACCCTGAAGAACGGCAAATCAATGCAGTTCATCTTCACGGGCGGTCTCGAAAGTTACTACCATGAGCCTGGTAAGCCCATCCTTGGTGCTACCACTGAAGGCGGTTCTACCTCCAACAAACTGGCCGTGGCAGAAAAGACGATCATCATGGATGACCTGCTGGTCGCTTCTACTTTCGTTTATGATCTTGACGAAGTTCTTGCTCATTATGATTTGCGCGGAGAAATCGCCCGTAAATTGGGCTATGCTCTCGCCAATAAATATGACTCGAACATCTTCCGTGCTATCGCCCGCGCTGCTCGCCAGCCTGGCAACGTTGCTGCTTCTACTGGCACCAATGTTAACTGTGGCACCGAGATTGAGATTGGCTTCGCTGCTCGCGCTGGTCAATCTACCCACGCTGACAAGTTGGTCGAAGGTTTCTTCCGCGCTGCTCAGCGTATGGATGAGACTAACGTGCCTGCTGACGGACGTGTGGCTGTTATGTCGCCATCCAGTTATTATCAATTGCTCCGCACCGTTGACAGCAATGACCTGATCAACCGTGATGAGATTGGTGATTCCCTGCAAAGCGGCAAAGGTGTGTACAGCATTGCTGGTATTCGTATTTTGAAAACCAACAACATGCCTAACACTTTTGATGCAGCAGTGAGCGGTGAGAACAACACCTATGGTGGTTCCTCCGGCGCAGATGCTGACAACCGTTCTCTGCAAGCTCTGATCTACAACCGCGATGCTGTGGGTGTGGTCGAAGCTATCGGTCCTGAAGTTCAAACCACTAACGGTGACGTGAGTGTCATGTATCAGGGTGACCTGATCGTGTCCCGTCTCGCTATGGGTTGCTCTGACCTGAACTGTGCTGGCGCTATCTCCCTGACTGCAGGTGGACGCACTGGTACTCAAGGTACTCCTGGTACTATCTCGGCTTCCTCCGAGCTTGCCGCACGTACCGGTTCTACTTCTCAAAACGAAGTTATCGACATCGCTTGATAATTTTTTTGTTTTACTCATTGGGAGTCTCCTTAACCGGGGGCTCCCTTTTTTTATATCTATACGACATGCCTAATCCTAATAAAGCAGTGTCCACCGAACTGGATGCAGTTAATCAAATACTAAGTGCTGTGGGACAGGCCCCTGTCACCACTTTGGATCTACAAAACCCAGAAGTGTATACAGTCTTGCAGACTCTAAGAGATGTAAGCAGAGAAGTACAATCAGAAGGGTGGTACTTCAATACAGAACATGATGTAGAATTTACACCCAACAGCTCTGAAGAGATTCCTGTTGCAGATGATATTCTACAGATTGATGCTAACAGAGAAGCCCATCTAGATAACTTTGCTATTATTGTAAAAGATGGTAAGCTCTATGACAAGTACCACCACAAGCACGACAATAGAGATGCCTTTAAATTTCCGGCAACAATCCTTGGTACTGGCGATCACCTCCACTGTGATGTTGTCTATTTCTACCAGTTTAATAATTTACCATACGCTTTCCAAGCACACGTCATTGCTAAATCTGCCCGTAAAGTCGCAACTAAATTGGTTGGTAACACCGATCTAGTTAGGGTACTTTCGATTGATGAGGAACAAACCAAAGCTGCTTTGATGGAATATGAAACCCGCCAGGGTGACTATTCTATGTTTGGTTGGAATGATAATGGAAATTACTACAGCAGCTACCAACCGTTTAAAGCACTTGCACGATGACGACATTAACCCAGAAGATACCGAACCTGTTGCGTGGCATTAGCCAGCAACCAGATGTTAAAAAATTTCCCGGAGAAGTACGTGACTGCGTGAACGCATTTCCCGAGTATGCTCTGGGTTTGATGAAACGCCCTGGAGCAAAGCTAGAAGCCCCTCTAAGGCGTGCTGCTACCCCAGGTGGTAGTCTGGCCGTACCGGCTGGTCAAAGCGCCGTAACGAGGTACTACGGAGCCACAGAGAAGTGGTTTAATATTAACATTGATGGTGTACCATACGTTGGACAGATCAATGATTTTTCTTACTCTAATAATGCTGCCACTGATAAACATTGGTTGAGCATTAACATGTGGTTTAAAGACAGCGGTGTTCCACGTGCTGTCAACTTAGACAATTACATGCAAAGTAGTTACATCAGTAGCGGTGCATGGAATACATTACAAGGCCACATTGATAACGAAGTCGCAGATCTTAACGCAAAAATTACTGGACTTACTACATTCCAAACAGCACAGAAAGCTTATTATACTGAGTATCAGAAAACTGAAGATCAGCTGACTGACCTATTTGCTATTGATACTACATACACCAACGGTAATGTTAAACAGTTTGTTAACTCTGCTGTATTGGTAGATGCTGCTGGTAACGAGGATTACATCCGAGCCGGTAACACAATGACTGGTACCCTCTATACTACTGACACTACAGTAGGAGATGTTATCTTTAAAACTGGTGAGTTTCGTGAAGGTAGTGATGCAGCTATTGCTTATAAAAAGGGTGTAGAAAAAACATCCGAGTATCCTATATTGATGGATGCTTTTCCGACTGGATACGAACTGTATGAGCTGCTCAAGGTTGACAAAGCTACTGACGAAGATGAAGCTGACCTAGGTGGTACTCCTACAACTACTTACAACACTGCACAAACAGCATACGATACTTTAGTTACAACATACAACACAGAAGTAACAGATACTGATAACAACTACCCAACCTTTAATACTACCATCCAACCTATTAACGGCACTGATAATTACTTCAGGGATGACACTAGCTCTGTTTCAGGTGCCAAGGTTGACCTTTCTGAAGTAAAGATATTTCAATTTCAAGATACTGTATTTGTTCTTAATCCTAAGAAAGCTGTACAGTACACTAGTGCTACTACCACTGCTGAGGATTTTACAGAAGGTTTTGTATTTTTTAAAGTTCTCAGTGACGGTGATTTTACAGTTAGTATTACTTTGCTTCTGGCAGATGGTAGTGGTAACGTAGATACCTCATTTGGTAGTAGTGGTACGATTACTGGAACAGCTACACATAGTTCAAGTAATAACACAGTTGCTGAACTTCGTACTTTACTTAATACATCATTTACAAGTGCCTATTCAGACTTTGGTACAAACTTTGATTTTGAGCAATCTGGTAATGGTATTTACATTAAAACCAAAGGTGCTCTAAATACTCGTGAGTTTGAACTGACTGTTTCTGGTCCTACTGATAATTCTATCAGCACATTGCGTCATGATGTAAACCGTGTATCAGATCTACCTTTACAACTTCGTAACAACTACAAAGTAAAAGTTATTAACAGCCTTGATGTCAATGCTGATGATATGTACCTTGTATTTGAAACAGAAGATGGTAACGATTACAGTACCGGTACTTGGGTAGAAACCAATGGATTTGGTCTTAAAACTGTTCTTGATAAAAACACACTACCACACGCATTGACTGTAAACGCTAACGGTAGTTTCTCCTTTGGTCCTTGGACTGGATGGGAGGACCGTTTAGTAGGTGATGAGGTTACTAACCCTACACCTAGTTTTGTAACACTTTCTGGTGGCGTTAACAAGTACATCAAGGACATGTTTGTCTACCGTAACCGTCTTGGATTCCTTACGGAAGATCATGTTAGCTTGAGTCGTGCTGGTGAGTTCTTCAATTTCTTTGTTAAATCTGCTGTAGCTTCTGGTGATGATGACCCCATTGACATCTCTGTATCTGACAGTGACAGCCCAAGTCTAAATTATGTAAGCCAAGAAACTGCTGGTCTGCTGTTGTACGGTAAGACTGGTCAATACCTACTGGCTACTGACTCTGACATCCTATCTCCTACTACTGCTAAAATTAACAAGGTAGCAGGTTTTGAAGCAGATATAGGGAACCCAGCTATTAGCCTTGGCTCTACTACTGCTTTTGTATCTAAAACACAGAGCACTACTAAGCTCTTTGAACTACTAAAAGTAAATGCACTTGAACCCCCACAAAGTGTAGAACAGACACGGACAGTTCCAGAACTGGTACCTACTACTGTAAACTCTATTGTAGGTTCACCTGACGTTGGACTTGTTTCGTTTGGTACCATTGGTGAAACAACTTTGTTCCACTTCAGTTACCTTCGTATGGGAGGACAAGAGCTTAGCCGATCTTGGTATAAATGGGAACTACCTGGAACTCTATTGCATCAATTCTTTGACGGTAACGAGTTCCATTGTATCGTTAAAACAAACCAAAGCCAAACAGCTGTTGTGTCGTTTGATGTAGCACAAAGTTCTACAGATGGTGTGTTAACACTAGAGAGTGGTAAGAAAACTGACCTTGTGTTAGATTTGTATGATGACAAACCATTCTTTATCTACCGTGGTATTGTTAGCGGCACGTTTGAAAACAAAACTAGAGTCTTCCTACCGCTAAATAAACTTAGCGATAAGAAGTTAGTGATTGTGATGTATAGCAATCGGTCACAGGTATTCGACGAGGATACTGTTACACTGACTGAGGGTACAGATGCAACACACGGTAGGTATGTAGAAGTAGATGGTGACTGGCGTGGTTCTGATGTGTTTATTGGTTATAAATATAACATGTCTGTAGAACTGCCACGTATCTACTACAAGCAAGCACGTCAAGAACAAGTTGACGCTGATGTAGAAGCAGAATTGATAATTCATAAACTTAAAGTAAAAACTGGACTTACAGGTCCGATTGACTATAAAATTAATATTATTGGTATCCCCGTAAGGACCAGTACGTTAACTGTCACACCTGTTGGTCAATACAATCTTAACAGTGTGAACATGACAGAAAGTGCTGTACACCATGTACCGGTGTATCAACGTAATCACAACACAACTATTACTATTGAAAGTAATACAGCATTCCCAGCGACTGTTGAGTCTATTAACTGGGAAGGTCGATATGCTACTAATTACTACAGGAGGGCTTAATGCTTGCAACACTAGGAACATTTGCACTTAAATTTGGTCTGGACTATGCACCTAAATTGCTAGACCAATTTCAAGCAAATGACGCAGCTAACCAACAAAGGAAGCAGCAAAGAGATACTCTTAAAATGCAGTTTAATCAAAAACGGGCGCAAGCAATGCGTCAGTTTGATACTGCATTTAAAGCAACAGATGCTTACAACAAAGGTCTTGTAGCTGCTCATAACAACCGCGTAGAAGCGTATAACGTAAACATCGGTCTTCTGCAAAAAGAAGAAGCCTATGCTTATGAAATGGCACAACTCCAAGCTGGTAGTGAAGTAGCAGGTTTTCTTGAAGAGAACTTAGACCTGTTAACAAATTATGTGCAAAGTTCTGGGTCACTGGCAGCAAGCGGTATTAGCTCCGCTTCTGCTAAACTTACAGAACTTAAGAACTTTACAGGTGGTATGCTGAAAGCACGACGCAGATTGCAAGGTAATGCAGCTGGTCAGATCGGTGCTATTATTCGTAATATTGAAAAGGCAGAGATGCAAGGTAATGCACAACGTGCTGCTATGTATCAACAGGTGAAGAACAAACCAACTCTGCGGAGTTATCCTTCTGCACCTAACCTGCCACGCTGGAAAACACCTAGCTCACTTAAATCTAAAGGTCTATCCTTTGGCCAACTTGCTCCACAATTGGCTATGTCTGCTTTTGGAGCAGCTAACGAAGCTGGACTGTTTAAAGGTGAAACATTTGACACAGGTGACGGCGGTGCTACATTAGATGACGCACTGAACCAAGTTAACAACACAGGTTGATTTAAAAAATGTCTGCAAAGAAAACGGTATTTCCTACTGCGGTACAATACCAAAAAGAAAAATTTGACCCTTCCCTTCAGCTGCAACGTATGCCAGATACGTCTAAGCAAGCAGCGCAGCCGTTTGTGGAAGAGGCACAGGCAATTAAAACACAATCCCTGCTTGACGAAAACTACTTTGAACTACAAAATCAACTAGATAAGCAAGAGCTTTTATACGGTGGACAGGACGAAACGTTTTTACAGAAACTAGCTCCTTTTTCATCTATTATTAAATCTGGTTTTGCTGAAGTTGAAAAAAGAGTTGATGAACGTAGAAAGAAAGCAGCAGATCAAGTACAGGGACAACTAGAGCAGATGGCCATTAATGGTCAGGATTTATCTCAGATCACGAAGCAAGTCAATGGCTTAATGCAACGTGCTGATAAATCTGGTCAAATTGGTTTATTGCATAATCTATCAAAACTTGATTGGGGACAACAAGCACAAGTTGCTGACGGTCTCGTAAAGAACACAGTTAAAAATTACAAAACCAGTCTCGAAACCTTCCAACGAGATTTCGGTCCTATCTCAAACGATGCTGAAGCACAAGCTTTAGTTCTTGCTCACGACAATCGTTATCGTGACATGTTTGAACAGATGGGTGCTCCAGCAAGTATGTATCAAAACTGGGTTAATCAATCAGCACCAGCACGTCAGAAGGCGTTGAATGGTATGGTTGATAAGATCCGTGACTTGCAAGGTGAGGAGATTCGCAACACAGCATATAGTGCTTTCTATGGTGGAGCAGCCTTTCTAGACATGGAACGCCGTGTCATGCTGTCTCCTAAAAACGGTAAGCGTACGTTTGGTAAAGCATCTGCTCACACAGATATGCTTAAATTCTTTGAAAAGGCTATCAAAGCTGGTGATTTTAACCAGAAAAACATTGATGGTTGGAAAGATGAAATCCATCCAATTACTAAAAAGCGTATCGGTGACAGCGCTGAGTATAAGTATCTCTTTGGTCAACTTCAACTTTTCCTAGATAAACGCAAGGAAGAAGATGCTGGTTCATTTGATGATCTTAAAGAGGAACGCGCCAACACTTTGATGGGTGAAACGCTGCGTAGAGTTAGAACTGGCGAGTTAAATATTAGTGATGCAGCAGTTAAAGAATTACGTAACAAAGCTTTTGAGGAAGGTATAGAATCTCCACGTTTTAATAAAATGTTGGAATATATGGAAGATGGTCTGACTGTTGAAGATAAAGCTGTTGAGTTCCTAGAAGCTGAGTTAAAAACTCGTCTTGCTCAGGGTGAAGTTATTGATGACTTTGAGATGCTAAAGTATGGTCAAGACTTGTTTAATCAGTATCAAAGTGCTAACGAAACAAATAAGAAAAACCAAGCATTCCAAGCTAGTAAAGATCTTTTCAAAGAAGGTGCAGCTTGGTTGCAACAGGATGACACACAACCAGAAGGCGGCGGCGGTCTTGATATTACTACCAAGGATTCTGTCAAAACACAGGGACAGATCCGCCTATTGAATGAGTGGCAGGTTTTACTTAAACAGAAATTTGATCAAGTTTTAGCAACTGCTAAACCTGAAGATGATGTGTACAGAACTGGTACAGTTAATGGTCAGAGTGTTAAAGACACGGCACTAGCTTTAGCTATCCAAGATTTCCAAAAACTTAAAACAGACCCTAATAGCGTTTTTTATAAAAATAAAAAAACTGGTACATTTACAAACACTCTTAAAATTAAAACCAACACTGGTTTTGTAGGAACAGATGCAGCTAATAAAACCTACACTGAGGTTAACAGTAAAATTAACACCATCCAAGATTTAGCTAAGTCAACTAATCAAGATTACAGATCTATTGTAACTAACGAAGCTTTGTTGTCTCAAGTTATCTCTAAAGACGAGGCAATAAAAATGAAATCTAACATTGAAAAAGGTAAGGGTATCCCTGCTGCTATTCTAGCAATTGCTGCTCTTGGTGGCGATGGTCAACTACTTACTGCTCAACGTATGTTTAACACATACGAACTTGGTAACATTGAAATCCCTGCAAGGAATCAACAACTAGCTGAGCGTCTTGCTGATCCACAGTTCCTGTCTAACTTCCCTGT